CCTGTTATACCAACTGAAGTCAAACCTGCGCCTGTGCTAGTTGATACTCCGTTTACAGCGCCTGTAGCAGAAACACTACCAAGTTCTTCTGTAGGTTTCTCTTCTAGCTCGTTTACTTCGCCTGTAGCAGATACACCTGTTAGTGTTATAGATGATGCTGCGTGTAGTACAAGTGTACCTAGTGAGCCTGTGGCTGAAACACTCAGTAAAGCTTCACTTGTTTTAGCTTCTACTGTTCCTATTGCACCAGTTGCGGATACGCTACCAAGGCTTTCGGATATGTCAATCTCAAAGCCACCAGCAGATACTGCTTCTATAGAACCTGTTAGTGCGTTTTGTGTTACAGGGACACGATTTACACTCTTTACATCTAGTCCTGCACCGTTTAGTGTAAATGTACCTACAACGCCAGTAATGTTTGGTGCTAGATTAACCTGTACTGAGCCGACAGCACCCGTTGCTGAGACACTTAGTAGAGCTTCACTTGTCTTAGCTTCTACTGTACCTAATGCACTTGTTCCAGCTACGCCTGTTAGTGTTCTTGATACATTTACTACACCATAACTAGATGCACCATATACACCAACACTGAACTTAGCTGTAGCTGCAACGACTGCCATAACTTACCTCTTAGGCAATACGTATTACTGCGTTTGATGCATCTGCTGCTGGGAACTCAATAGTTAAATCACCTGCTGTAGCACTAACTGTGCCACCAAAGTCAATCACACAAATAGCTTTGTTAGAAGCTGAAGAGTTGTAAATAATACAACCTGCTGCTGATACTGTTACATTAGAAAATACTTCATCTGTAAAGTCTACGTGTGCAGTTGTACCAGATACTGCAATAGCAGCACCGTCTAGGTTTTGTCCACCTGCAGTGTAGTTTGTTCCAGATGCTTCATCAGAGTTACCTGTAACATCTGAGTAGTTTGCTGTTGCTGCGCCATATGTACCAGACATACCGCTTTTAATTAATGCAAGTTTTAACGTGTGCGTGTCCAGATCGTGAGTACCACCAAGAAGCTCCGATTTAAAACTTGTACACATTGCTGTTGTTATAGCCATGTCAATATCCTCAAAGATTTAAATGCACGAAGAGGCCAGCATTAAGCCAGCCTCTAAGTTTAACTTGATTAAGCAGCGTTGTAACGTGCTGTCACCAATGCTTGTGGGCGTAGAATCTTACGTCCGTAAAGGTGCATACCACGTACAATGTCTGCAAATGAGTCAGGATCTCTGTAGTTCTCAACTTTGTTGATCTGCTCTGCAGATGCTACAGCTTCTTCTTGACCTGCTAGGATGATACCGAAGTTGTCATCTTGTGCAGTTACGCCAGAAGTTCCTGCTCCAGTACCGTCTGAAGGTAGGTTGTTTGAAACATACAGCTTCATGCCGTGAATGTTATCCGCAACCAAGCCATTCATTAGCTGACCGCTTCCACCAAAGTCTGAGTTGAAAAGACGTGAATCTTCATCTTTCAACATCTCAACAAAGATTGGGTCAACAACCAAGTAACGTCCACGTGAGTCAACGTTTCCTGTGTCCAACTGACGAGCCATTCTAGCAATAACTTGCAATGGTGAAGCTGTTGTAGTTGCTTTTGCAGTAGCGCCTGGTAGTCTAGGTGCTATTGGGATAGAGTCACCAGTAGTAGATGATGAAGCTGAAGTTGTGATGTTAGTCATGTCAGACATGTCCAACTGGTTCACTTTCAAGAACTCACCGTTGATCTCACCTGCTGTCGGGTGCTGTGCAGTACCAGAAACAGCAGTGGAGTATTGACCACTTGAAGCTGTACCTGTCATATACAGTAAAACGTCAGCATCTAATGTGTCAGCCATTTTGTATGCTGCTCTGTCTGCAGCTAGGCTTACGAAGTCGATGTGTGAGAACTGCTCTTCGATGTCATCCATTTTAAAAGCAAAGTAGTTAGCTTTGTCGATGGTTAACTGGAAGTCAGTGTCATCTAGTTTCTCTACAGAAATAGCTGTGTGACGCTCTAGTGCGGTTACAGTTACGTCTGGTTCTTTTTGGATGCGTACAACATCCCCTTGATTTGCGATGTCACCAAAGTATGAGTTGTTGGTGATTGCGCTGACAACTGATGCTTTACGTAAAGCGATCTGTGCCTGTTTGGAGTACATGATTGGGCTAAAGTTAGCGTCAAAGCCTCCACTTGCTGATGTAATAGCCATAGTTAAATCTCCTTATAGATATGGCGTGGGTTTAGTACACTACATATCCACCATGAAGAGGCTCTTAGTTTTAGGGTGGTCAACTCTGCTTTGAAACTGCGCTGTCTCTCTGCGTTGGGCCTATACTTTGAGGTAGTTCTTTTGTGTGGCTAGTTCTTGATTAAGCATACACACTTTAATTGTTGTGTATATGCTATAGTTTTATCTATGATAAACAGTTTGTCAACTATTTTCTTGAAATATCATAAATAAATCTTTTATTACGCTGTGCGTCTAGTATTTCTTCTTGTCTTCTTTCGTATTCTTTAATAGACATTGCAGCTACTTCTGATTCACGTATGTAGTTAGAAGCATCATCTGTGTCAGGAACACTACTTCCTTTTGTCTTTACAGAAGCTGCTGCTGCTTTATCTGAAGAGTTACTCTTTTTAACTTTAGTAGTTATGCCTTTGTCTGTTTTATAAAGATCAATTACACGTGCTACAGACTTTGCATCATCTAAGTTTTCGTACAAAGCATCTTGTACCCACTTAGGTTGTTCTTCTGCCCAGTTATGAAATGAATCATCGGAACGTATCTCATTAAAGTCAGGATGCATAGATGCTAGTTCTGCTTCAGCCTTTTCACGTTTAGCTGTAATGCGTAGCTCTTCAAACTCAGCCATACGTGCTTCAAGATCTTTAGCTGTAGCCTTAGACTTCTTATCAGCAATAGCCTCAACTATACCTGCTATATCAGGGTACTGCTTAGACCAAGCATCTAGCTCTTCTTCAGACTTAGGTAGTACAAGTTCGTTATTTGCTGCTTTATCTAGTTGTGCTTGTAGTGCTTCTATCTTAGCAGAAAACTCTTCTTCTTTTTTCTGTGAGTGTCTACGCAAATCACCATAGCGTTTTTTGAAGTTCTTTTCTTCTGCACCTAAGTCATCATCTTCTTGTGCTTTGGCTTCTGGTTTTTCTTCTTGTTTGGTATTACTTTCTGCCTGTACTGGTTTAGCTTCAGACTCTTCGCTACTGGGTTTATCTTCAGTATCTTCTTCATCTGTAATACCTGCTGCTGCCATAGCTTCTTTTTTCATTTCTTCTAGTTCAGCTTCTTCTTTCTTGATACGCTCTTCATTGTTTAGGTATCCACCTCTACCCATTAGTACTCTAGGGATTTCAGGTTTTACCATTGGGTTTGGTTTTGCTGTTTCGCTTGTAGCCATTTGTTTTCTCCTTATGTTGGGGTCAGCCGAAGCCGAGTGGCCTTATAGTTATTTGGATATTATTTTTTCTTCTTTTTAGCTTTCTTCTTTTTGCTTTTCATCAAACCGCCTTCATCAAATCCAGAAACATTTTTACCAGACCTGTAATCTGCTATTTTACTTGCTGTAAACTTATTAGCTTGTTTTTGCCTGTCTTGTGCAGCTTTTGACATTGTTTCAGCAAGACTTGGTCCATCATCATTGCTACTTCTTGTTGGCCTACCTGGTTCTGCATATGGATCAGTTGCTGGTTGAGTGTAGGTAGGTGCAGGAGGTTTAATTGTTGGCCCCTTATCGTCATCATCGTCATCATCTTTTTCTGTGCCTGGGGCTTTGTAACCACTAAAAGCTTTCGCAGCAGCGTCTGCAGATGCTTTCTCTATTTGCTCCAATATTTCTGGGCTGAAACCTGTAGTTGTTTCTGGAGTTTTTGTCTCAGGTGTATAAGCTTCTGTTATACCATATTGATCAGGTAGCTCATCATATGTAGGACCATCTAACTTAGGTAAGTCAGGATCTTCTACTTCTTTTCCTGTTATGTCATCAATAAGCTTACCAACCACTCCTTTTTGTTGTGGTCCTTC